CCACCACCACCTCCACCAGAACCACCTGAATGTTTCATTTGAGTAGGTGCAGTATCCGAATAATCACGATAAGTAATAAACTCGGGAAGATACCGAATTGTTGTTCCTGGTGCTGTTACCGCACCACCAGTTCCTGCTGGACCAACTGGCACACCAGCGTCTCCTCCAATACCACCTGTACCGCCATCTGTTCCAGCTACACCCATACTTGGATTAGCCGTTGCACCACCAGTTCCGCCGCCGCCCTGAACACCTGGAGTTTCACCGGTTCCTCCTGCACCAGAATTATTACCTTGCCTATAAAATCCACCAGAAAGAGTTGCACCAACAGCTCCGCCTGCTGCTTGTCCATTATCAGTGCTATTCGTTCCATTTGAGCCATCATTACCTGACCCATCAAGTTTTCCATTTATTGTCAGGGTTCCTGTAACAAAAATTCCATACTGGTCTAAGATATACGTATCACCAGCTGAAATTGTTAAGTCGCCGTGATAGACACGATCAGTATACGTCTTATCCCCTGCTCCACCACCAGCAGAAGTTTCATCTCCATCTGACCCATCGCCAAAGATGTCTTGGAAAGCAATTACGGAGTTGTTAATTGCCGATTTGCTTGAACCATCAAACTCAAAAAAATTATCTCCTCCGTCTCCAACGTAGAACTTAGCCTTGTCTCCGTCCGAATCATCAATACCAAGGATAAAACCAGTTGCAGCTCCCACGTTAGCAAAGTCACCTGTTGCAATACCTGCTCGAATTTCTGTATCACCTGTACCGGCAGCTACAGCAAGAACAATAGACTTAGATGAGATTGTTCCTGCTGTGAGTTTGCTCACTGTAAGGTCATTGATCTTTGCGTCGGTCACAGCAAGGTTATCTATCTTTGCGGTTTCAACAGCAAGTGCTCCAATTTTACCTGCTGTTACAGCCAGGTTGTCAATTTTAGCGGTTTCTACGGCTAACGCACCAAGTTTTCCCGCAGTGATTGTGAGGTTAGCAATCTCAGCAGCTGTGATAGTCAATCCAGTTATGTTCGCAGCTGTGATAGTTGTAGCGGCAATATTCCCTCCAGTAATTGTAGCGTTGGCTATTTGGGTTCCAGTTATTCCAGCTGTGTTAGAAATTTGAGTGGTCGTGATCGTTGCATTGGTTATATTGCCTGCTGTGATTGTAGTATTTGCAATTTGTGTTCCTGTAATATTAGCTGTATTTGAGATTTGAGTTGTGGTAATTGTGGCATTGGTAATGTTAGCGGCGGTAATGGTTGTGCCAGCAATCTGTGTTCCGGTAATTCCAGCTGTGTTAGAAATTTGAGTGGTAGTTAAAGTATTATTAACAATATTTGCTGCTGTAATTGTAGTCCCAGCGATCTTTGCTCCGGTAATTGTAGCGTTGGCAATAGCGGCAGCCGCAACCGAAAGTGCATCTAAATATTGTCCGTCAACTGCTGATCCTGCTTGAAGACCTGTTAAAACAACACTGGAAGCAGTCAAGACACCTGTGGCTGGATCGAGTTGAAAAGTAATTGTATTGGCAGCGTCATAACCACGTAACGATGTTGTATCTAATTTTATTCCTGCTGTTGCACCAGCAGCAGTTTGGAACGTACCACCAGTGATCGTCCCTGCGGTGATGGCTCCCAAATCGGCTGCAATTGCTGAGAGTTGAGCCACATTTATTTCAGTAGCAGTAATAGTTCCTGCGGCAATGTTCGCAGCAGTAATGGTATTCGCTGCAATCTCGGTTGTAGTGATTGTTGCGGCTGCTATATCACCGGCAGTTATGGTGTTAGCAGCGATTTCAGTGGTTGTTATTGTGCTCGCTGCGATTTCATTTGCTGTAATTGTATCAGCAGCTATATTACCAGCGACAATAGTTGTTGCAGCGATCTCTGTTGTTGTGATTGTCCCAGCAGCGATATCAGCAGCTGTTATCGTATTGGCTGCAATCTCGGTTGTAGTTATGGTACTTGCCGCAATGTTTCCTGCAACGATTGTATTAGCCGCGATTTCATTAGTTGTAACTGCATTAGCAGCGATCTCAGAAGTATCAACAGCATTTGCAGCAATGTTGCCAGCAGTGATTGTATCCGCAGCGATTTCAGTGGTTGTTATCGTTCCTGCAGCAATTTCCGTAGCTGTAATAGTTCCTACTGCAATATCACCAGCTGTAATTGTATTGGCAGCGATTTCAGTGGTCGTAATCGTATTAGCTGCAATATTTGCAGCTACAATAGTATTTGCAGCGATTTCAGTTGTGGTGATTGTTGCGGCAAGAATCTCAGCAGCAGTAATGGTATTAGCTACAATTTCATTAGCTGTTACTGCGTTTGCTGCAAGCGAATCCGTTGTAATAAACGTGTTTTGTCCAAATCCACCAAACACCTGATATTCTGCATCTTTTCCAGTATCAGCATTTTGTTTTGCAACAGCAACCATCAATTTATTAGCCCCCACAGCGGTTGCGGGAGTCGTCGTTGTCTGGAGAACTGTTGTTGAAACATCTGTATCCAAATAGATATACGTGATCGCGGCCATATTCCCTGTATTTCCAGCATCAATCGTATATGTTGTTCCGTCTTTTATAATTGTCCCGGCAGCAGCCCAAGCAACCACTCTGTAATCAGTGGCAGAAAAAACAAGATTATTGATAAATTGACCAACCCCCGGACCGGTTGCAACGCCGGTATCTTGAATAGATGTCCAAGTGTTATCAACAAGTTTGTATGGATGGTTATTATTCCCTGTATCAAACCAAAGATCCCCCTCTTTTGAGCCGTCTTTACGAGCTTCTGGCTGTGATGATTGTCTAAAAACATGCTCGCCTGTTACGTTTGCAGAGTTTTCTGGAGCACCAATACCTACAGAATTTCCCCAAGGTATCTCAGGGACAACAATATCCCCGTACAGTCGAGGAGTGAACGGATCTGAAAAAGACTGTTTTTTTAAAAGTATGATTGGCACTATTTTGTATCTCTAAGATGACCAAGAATTTCTATCCTTCTAATTGTAATACCGTTAGTTGCGCTTCCATTTGCAAAGTCTGCACCAATTGAAATTTCACTACGAAATTTAAAACTTGGACTAAATTCTTTATATGCGGTACTTGCATCGTTTGTGTTTGTTATTGATCCTGTCTGTCCCTCAAACGTCAGAGCCTGAGAAGAAAGCTCCTGATCCCCATATAAAGTAAGATCAACTCGTGCACCTGTGGCCGGAGCGGAATAATGAACCCGAACCTTGTCAATAATCGCTGGACCCGTATTGAAAAATAAAGACTTCCATGAGCTTGTCACGTCAAGTCCTGAAAGATTCGCAAGTTTAAAACTGGTTGACTGATTGGATGCAGCCATGAGAGTCCCGAATGGAGCTGCAATTGCTCCGACGGTTGTAAATCCACCGTCTGCATATTGAGATAAAACAGGAGGTACGTTTATATCTGATGATCCCCAACGGTGTAAAAGACCATCCGAAGACCAAACAAGCATCCCGTCTTTTTCCATGACTTGATAAAAAGAAGGAAGAGAACCGGAGAAGGCAGCAACCTCTACAATTTCATTACCATGTATATATCCAAGTTTATATCCACCTGTGTAACCAATCTCCTGATACCAAACAAACATCCGAGAACCAAATGGATACAGTGCACCAATCTTTCCTTGGAAACGTGGGTTGGGAAAATCATCCCAACTTGAGAACCCAACACCACCCCAAGCATAAATAATTGCTGTTGAGTTATTATTTCCTGAAATGTTTGGACTGTTTACCGCAATCCAAACGCGACTGTTTAGATATCGGACATCAACAACTTCTCCACCTTCCGGGGTATCAAACTCATCTGCCGATAACGTACCCCCTGCGCCTGTGTCGGGATCGTAATAACCACAATATCGACCATTTCCGAAGTACATTACGTTGTCGTTACCAACCACAGATGGATGTGGTGCATCCTCAAGAGCCGCAGCTCCGGTTGGGGTAGTTGAACCCCAATCGTCATCAAACGTCGCTGTGAGGTTAAAACTACCAATATCACCGGCACTACCGGAATGATTGTAGAAATAGTATAAAACACCGTTTATTACAGAAATACTTTCACCGTCCTCTGCTGTCACAACAGCTTTGTCGATTGTGTGTGGAAAGTTCCCTGCATTTGTTACAGCCGAAGAACTTATCTCATGGAGTAAATTCCCTCCAATCGCATAACTCGTACCGGATGAAGGTGGAATAGAAAGAATATGTTTAATAAGCGTTGTCACAGCTCCAGTCTCGGTTCCTGCTGTTAATGTTGAAAGTCCTGGGCCTTGCTTAAAACCGGTCGGATCCACCATGTCAATATTCGTCATCGCACGCGCTTGATTTTTATTCCCAAAAGAACCTAAAGAATTCTCCCAATATGCAGGCGCAAACCCACCAAAAGGAGCTTGAATTGAGATATAAAACTCACCTGAATTTTGTGCCATATTAAATCATTGAACGAGATTTAGCTTTCATTACCGGTTGTTCTGTTGCGTCTCTTGTTGAGTAAAAATTTACAAGTCCTTCAAAAAGTTCAGCCTCTTTAAACCTAAGTCCTTGTGTTCTTTGTGCAGATTTATTTACACTCGACCACTCAGCCGCTGCGCTATAAGCAAGTAGTTTATGAAAAGCGTCTGCAAATACCGGTTCATCTGTTGAACCGGATAAATCAGTGATGAGAGTCTGTCCCCAAACCTTTAATCCGTCCGTTACCGCTGCATCAGGAATTGGATCGATATTAAATTTGTTGTCTCTAATATAAACAAGTGGATTAGATTTTGTTCCCTGAATACTCGCATCATTGGATGTATTAGTAAGAGCATTATCAATTGCTTGCATTGGAATTGTCTTTGCAACAACATAAGAATTCGTTGTCCCCAAATAAGAAATCTCAATACGATCTATTTGAATCATGTCTGTTGGAAATGCGTATTGAGAAGTTGAAGCAACCAAATCGATTGATGAGTTACCGGTTGCATCAAGTACATTCTCTTTCCAATCATAATTAAGCGCAGCTAAAACTTTTGCTTGAAGGCTGCGATATTCAAGATTTAAAAGTGCTTTAATGTTTGCATTAGAAAATGCTGACGTATTGTCGAGCGTGTCTGTCAAGAATCTTGAAAATCCTAATAAATCTGATAGTGTGATTGAATCATCGGCTCCAAGTTGCACATGGTTATTGGTTAAGTTTATGAAATAATCAATTCAGTCCTGCCCCGTAGGGCAGAGTCAATTGACTATTCTGCTGCCTTTTCGTCTGCTTCTGGAGCCTCTTCAGAAGGTTCCTCTGCTGGCTCTTCGGCAGGAGTCTCTTCGACTGGTGCTTCTGGAGCCTCAGCCTCTGGTGCCGCTTCTGGTGCTGCTTCTGGTGTTTCGTTTTCATCAGACATAAACGTATTTTAAATGAATTAGTGGGCTAATCTTCCCATCACTCGATTCATGTCAAACTTTTTTGAAGATTATTATTTGCACAAATCGAAAGTGAGATGACTAGCATCCTTTTTCCCCTGCCTCCTTTAAGTCTGCGGCGCTACCCTCGTCGGCTTAAAAGAAGCGTTGTTATTATTTTTTCCAAATTTTATGTACTACTCCAACTCCAGCGAAAGCCATTCCTAGCTCATTGAGTCCTGGAATATCATAACCCAAGGCAAGCAAACCTCCATCAACAAACAATACAATTCCTCCAAATATTGTCTTTTTACCAGATATAAACTCCCATAGTCTTAATAATGCTTTCATATATTATTTTTTAGGTGATTTAGATTTTTTTAATTTTTACTTTTTCAAGATCATTGTTCGAGATGCCAAAAGCATTACGTTGAATGAATTTCAGAATGTTTTGTGGAGACAAATATTCTCTTTCACCATTAGGATGGAAGTACCAAAGCTCACCATGTCGCTCAGTTTGTATTGCAAAAGGATAATCTCGATCAGCTAACTTTTTACCAAACAAGGGATCTATTTTAACTGACGGTTGCTCCGGGGCTTTGCCTTCAAAATAAGCTGCACCTGTAATATTATTATAAGTTTTAAGACACTTTTTCTTTTTACCATCCCAAGGATCTACAATAATGTAATCATTTCCGAGAAAACTTTTCCTGACTGCAAGAACCCAATGAGCACCATTATCCACTTGAAGAATGACTGCGCTGCTTGGATCTTTAAGAGCATGAGAAATGTTGAAATCATTACGACCATATTCTCTTAGAACAAAACGCATGTTTTCAAACCTTAGTACTGACCAAATTATCAATCCTTCTTTTGTGTAGTTAGCTACATTGCTTGCCAGTTCAAGAGGTGACTTAAAGCAAGTGAAGTAGTCAGAAAGCATTGATATGCATGTTGTAGTACATCCATATCTTCCAACCGTTAACGAACTCTCTCCCAACTTTTTATCTGACCATCTTGAATCGCGTTGTGAAAGATATTTCATAAAAATCTATTAAAGAATAAACTCAAGAACTAAGAACCCTAATGGAAGAACGAATAGAACTAGCAACCCATACATCCATTTATTTGTTGTCTTTTGTTCTGTTTTAAACTTTGTGAGCTTTTCAACATTGCCGTTCTGAATTTCAAGATGTTTATCAATCCTGTCTACAGAGTCAACAATGGAACCCAACTTAGTTTCAGTAAGTTCTTTATGCGAGTTAATCATCTCGGCTAAGACTGCATTACTTGGCTTGACCTCCATATAATTTTTCCTTTTTACTCTTGATTATTACATCGTCTCCTTTTCTATTTTTCAGCTTCCCTTTCTTGAGTTTTTCAAACGGATTTTTTTCACAAACAAATCCATTTGCGGTAAAAGGAAGACGAAAATAAGCATCCGGATCAGCGTTAATCGCATCAAACAACCTATCTTTCCAATTGGGATTTTTGGTTGAGAATCCTTTTATTGTTGGCATATCAAGACAATTCAGGAATTGAATTAGAGGTATAACAAAGGTTCCAATACAAGACCACTGCATCACCAGCATAACTATCTCCATCAAAATCACGAATAAACTGAATAAACAAATCATCTGCCTTTGCTAATGGTTGATTCCCACCTGTATATGGAATCGTTATATCTGTTTCAAAATGTTCTTTGTCTGTCCCTGCTCCTGATTGCGTATAAGTGGCAGTGGCAGTGGCTTCTGTTCCATTGTCTATGGCTTCCTCTGGAGTAACAGAATGATAAGCAATATTAAACTTGACAGTTTCGGTATCAAGCAACGTATCGCCTGATTCAGGATACCAACCTACCTCAAGAGCAATATTGCTTGCACCATCCCAATCGTCAGGAATGTGAAAAGTCATAAATGCTAATTCAATATTCCTATCAAATGCTAAACCTCTAGTATTTCCAACAGTTACAAAAGCAGGTGCCGTTACCCCTTGAGCAGCAGCACTAGCTTCCATACGAATACAACGCTCATAAGAATCAAATAATACATCTGTATCATTTTCTGTTTTGTTTACTGTGGTGCCTGTTCCATGCCCCATATTTTCAATATTATACAGTTGTTAGTACAACACCTTGTGAATTTATCACAAGCCAATGATCGTCATTTACAGCTTGAATTACTATAAAATCATCAACATCATTCATGGTGGCAGTATTATCACCAACGTCTCCCGGTGCTGAGAAACTATCTCCACCCGCACATGTAATTACTAAGTCTTGTGCTCCATCAACATCGAGATAGAATGTAAAGACTTGTCCAAGGACAGTAGAACATTCAGGTAAAGTCATTGCACTGGAACTACCAGCTCCGGTTGTAACACTAACTACTCCGTCATTCTTGTCTAAAGAAACATCTGCGCCTGCTGCTGAAGTTTGTTGATTGAATTGAATTCCACCACCTTTCAAGACAGCACCGCCTCCTGAACCAAGATCAACATCATCGTCGAATCTTGAAGTACCTGCATCTACCCATAAGGAAAGAGTATCTGCGCCTTCGATATATAATCCATAATCAGTTCCACCAGAAGTTTGATCGTCAATTCTGATTCCGTAGTTGGTTGTAATTGTTCCACCGGCTACCGGATTAAGAACCCTTAGTCCGTAATGATCTGTTGCTGTTACACTTGCACCGACTTCATTTTGGATAATAATTCCACCACTTTCTGCAACTGTTCCGCCTCCACCGTCCATATCTGAACTAAATGCAGCTGCATAAGCCTGTAATGAAGCTCCTGGTGTTGCATCACCCATTTCATTTAATGCCAATAAAGCAACATTGATTGTTGTTGCTGTTGAAGCTGTACGATCTGATTCAAACTTAGCAGCATATTCTACATTTGGAGTAAACGGAGTTGCTGCTGTTGAAATGCCGACTGTATTTACATGTGAAATACCACCGCCTGCAATATTCAAAGCGTTAGACGAATGAGTAATTGTAAGATCACCGTTATCAAAGTTAATCACCGCTCCGCTAGCAAGAAATAAGTCAGACCACATCAATGCTGTTGTTCCAAGTGCTACTCCATCGTTTGCTGAAGGTGCAAGATTCCCGCCTCCAATATTCAAAAGAATGTCACCATTGTTAGTTATGATATTTGCATCAGTACCGTTATGACCAAAGCTAATATAATCAGCATTAGACGTGTCAAGTATTGCTATAGTTGGTGTAGTTATTCCGTTAAATAAACCTAAATCCGTATTAATGACCGTAGGCGCATCTTGATCTCCTATTACCAATACAGGCACATGAACTGCGCCACCATCTGTATCATGATCTGGAAGAGCTAACACCAACGCGTTAGCGTTCGTATCTGCTGTCTCATAAAGAAATGAAGCCGCAGGGGGTGTGCCACCACCAAAACTTATTCCAACATCACTTAAAACCCTAAAATATCCGTCATCAGGAGTCACGATAATATTACCACCTTTATTATCAATGTAAGCATTAGTCCCATCATGATAAAATCTAATATAATCATCATTAGACTCATCAAGAATGGCTAAAGTCGGATCAGTAATTCCATGAAATAAACCCAAGTCTGCATTAACTACGCTTGGAGAACCCTTATCCCCAATAACACAAACAGACACATTAGTAGCTCCACCATCTGGTAAGGCTAAAACTAAAGCATTAGCATTAGCATCAACAGTTTCAAATAACAATTCAGCGTCTTCACTGCTTCCTATGGCCAAAGGTATATTATCTAAGATATTAACAACATCAGTAGAGATCCATAGGGGGGTAGTGTTCCCTATAGTGAACCTAATAAAATTACTAGAAGTGCCAGGAATTTTAATGTCCCCATAAGTCCCGTCATGTGACATACTAATATATTTTGTTGCATCATCACTAAGTACCGCCATGGTAGGATCAGTAATTCCATTAAATAAACCTAAGTCTTTGTTTAATGCAGTATCATCCCCGAAAATTGCAACTGGGACATCAACAGCCCCACCAACAGGAAGAACAAATAAGAAAGCATTAGCGTTAGCATCCGCTGTTTCCCAAAGTAATCGTACGTCAGGTGTTGCAGCTACATTTCCAAATCCAATAAAATCATCATCACCAAGGTGTAAATTATTTACTCCAACTGCATTAAAGTTAAAATCGCCTTGAACTTCAAGATCTCCTGTTATTGTCACATCTACGAAGGTAGGAGAGAAACCTTCCATGGGTGCGTCAAAGGCCATAGATTTAGTCGTTAGCTCCAATTAAATAAGCTGTAAAAGCTCCATCTGTATAAGAAGAGATTTCTAATGAAAACCAAGTTAAATGGTCATTATTTACTCGATATTGTCGTGTATTATTTGCAACTGAATCGTTGTTCAAAGTAACTCCAGTATCTCCGTCAATTCCTCCTGCTGGAGTATTTTTATCGTATACATGAAGATAATCCCAAAGATTATCAATTGCTTGTGCCGCAGAAAAATCAGGAGCATCATCCATTACTGAACCTTGAAATTGGAATGTTAAAGATGAGTTTAATGTTGCGCTAACAACAAGTGTCCAATGTCTAAATTCATCCATCTTGATAGCTTCAGAAACACCTGTGGCTGTAGCTGCATCAAATAAATTAAATTCTTTAAATTTTTGTCTAGGCATATTGATTAAGTTAATCTCCCCAGGCCCCGACCGAAGTCGGCCCCCAACCTGGGAAGAAACTCAATGGGGATTGAATTATCTAACTTCTCATCTAAATGGCTACGACTGTTGCTCCTGTATCAATTGGCCTCCACCAAAGATCAGTAGCTAACAATGCGCCTCCAGTACCAACATCTGCTGCTGAAAGAATATCAATCGTTCCTTCTGCTGCAATATAAGTTGATAGTGCACCTGCTGCACCACCACCACTACCACCATCAAGAGCTGTTACTCCATCAAGAGGACAAGAGTAAATGGTTCCATTTTCATCTGCATTGATATCTAAGACAGCACATAATGGCGCATCTGTACCAACCGTTGGATTAGTAACAAACGAAGTGTTAGAAGCTCCACCATCAACTGCTGCAACACTAACTTCTGAAACCAATCTTAGAATTTCAACTCTACCACCTGCAACTGTAAACAAGGCAGTTTGAGTTCCATCCAATACATCAGCTGCTGCACTGGAAACTTTCTGACCCATTTGCATGTCTAGCAAAGAGAATGAATCAGGAAGTTGACCGCCAAGAGCTGTTCCACCGGAAGCTAAGAACCGTCCGATTGAACCTGCAATCGGAGCTACGTCCAAAGTTGCTGCATCAAGTTTATCAAGATCTGCTTGAGCTGCGATACCGGCTGTTACGTTTTGTTTAGCGTAAGCCATTAACGATTCAGTAGTAGATACTGCTCCAGCCGCAGCTGCATCTTCTTTGTTTCCAGTAACATCACTCATTACAGCATTGGTTACTGCATCAGCTACTCCTACATCGTGATATCCATCAATTGTAACGATTCCTGCTGCAATGACAGAAAGATCCCCCGCTGCAATTGCATTACCAGAACCTCCGCTGAATTCGGCTCCAGCAGATCCATCATTTCCTACAACAAACCAAGTTGAACCGGTTACTGTATCAAGCACGTTTTGTGAAAGGTCAGTTACACCATTTGTATAAAACGAACCGGTCACAAGAACATTTGTTGAAGCAACGTCAACCATTTCCACCCAAGCATTTGTATTGACACCATAAGCATCAATATCAATTCGGACATTGGCACAGTTATCAAGTCGAACTGCCGCCACAACCGCATTACCGGCTGTAAATCCGAGGTACTTTAATTTCAACTTACAATTATTAGCTGTATCAAGTCGGACAGCGGTTGCAGCCTCAACGGTTGCAGATGTGTCCTGAAACTCAATATCAATGTCACAGTTATCTCCTGTGACAACAAGAGCATTTGTGAGAGCGTCATCGTTACAGATAAGTACGAAGTTTTTGAATGCAACATCATCTGAAGCCATTGTCATAGTTCCAGAGTTATCTGTTGATGCAAAAGTAATGGCTGGTCGTGTATCACCGACACCAAGTCCGATCACTGAGATTCCAGCCGTACCAAGAGCAAGACCGGCGGCTCCGGTAATACTCAAAGTATAACCTTCTGATACATAGATCACATCTCCAACATTAGCTGTGCAAGCGGAAACCGCTGACGCTAGTGTTGTGTGAACTGAACTCTGACCATTGTCGTACATCTCATAATGCTCCTCATAAAACACATCAAAATCTGCTGCATCGTCTGGTTTGACCCAATAGACATGCCCACCATGTGTTTCTCCAGATTTTGATAGATGCTTTGTGAATGGTGCATCTAAGACCTTCTGTTTTTTACTCATAGAGGAGTTTTAAACTGTGAATTAGGCTGCTGTGTAGGCATTAGAACGGATCTTTACGGCTACCATTCTTCGTGCGCCTTCTGCAAAGGTTTTCTTACCGTAAACATTCCAAGAAACAATGTCGTCACCAATATATCCGTCACGAGATTTAATCTTCATATTTGGCTTAACTTGAATCACAAGATCCACACATCCTTTGACTCCAAAGAAGTTGTGTTGGATTTGTGCTGTTGCTGTCCATTGGTCCGTTGTGTCAGTAAGAGTATCTCCAACAACGATAAATCCTCGTCCTTTTGAGGTTACTGCTGTTGAAGTTGCGGAAGCAGTTGCAGCAAAATCTTTAAGAAGAGCCTGATTAGCTGCTGTAAGAGCTACTGAAAGAGCATCGGTAGTAGCAGGATCATTGATTGCCGCTGTGAAGTTTGTATTTGAAGCTGCTGCGTTATCACCAATAAGCACGTTTCCTGCTGTTGTACCAATATTTGTCACAAAAGTGAAAGTAACTGTTGTTCGAGTTCCTTCACTATCCGGAATATTCAATGTGACTGTATCTCCATTGGTTGGTTGTGTTGCAAGGGCAAGAGTACCTGTCCAGTAAAGACCATTACTCTTGTAAATTCGATAATTATCATACATTCCAATAAAACCTCGTTCACCTACTTTATCACCCCAAGCCGTCTCACGTTCAAGGATATTCTCTTTAAGAACACGAATTACTTGTGGTGAAAGAATTGCAAAACGTCCTTCTTGTGGAGCATTTCGACGATCTAGTTTCTCTGTTGCTGCAAGGAATACATCTGACACATTTCCTGATGTCAAAACAATTCCTTGATCTGCTGTACCACCTAAGTCAGCAGCATCAACTGTATTGTCTGCATTTGCTACTTCTCCAAGAATATCTCCATCAATACCATTTGAAAGAGCTACCGCAGCCTCATCAGCATACAAGTTACGAACAGCATAGTTGTGTTGAATTACATCAAGATCCTTAACGTAAAAAGCTACTTCTTTCTCTTGGTCAATCGTCAAGCTCTCATCTGTATCTGTGATGTCCTGTCGGGAGTAACTTCCTTCTGATCCCAAATCATTTACCGTAAGATTTGAACGGTATGGGCGATGAACAGTATCGCCGTTTTTTAGCATCGCTGTTTCCTCAAAAGATGCAATATCTCGAAACACGTCCTCTCGGTAGTGCTTGAGTTGCATTCGCTTTGACCAATATTCAGGAAACGATGCGCTTACATCATTAGCCATACTTTTATGGTTAGGTTAATTATTACTTCACACTTCCACCAATTTTGTCGGCAAATTGCTTTGCAAGTTCTTCTGCCTTTTCTCCATGATCTTTTAATGAGTATGTCCTTATATATTCATCATTCTTGTCATGGACAGGCCACGCACCATTTTCAAGTATCTCTGGCTCCTTCTCTTCTAGAGCTTCTGGAGTCTCGGTGGTTTCTTCAACTGCAGGTTCTTCTAATTTTTCTTCTTTTTTCTCGACTTTTGTAGCCGGTGTTTTTTTCTTTGGCATAAACTAAGAGTTTCTTGTGATTTTAAATTTTGACCGCTTTCCAGCTTTATTTGAGAGATCTTTAAACGTATCCATATCCATATCCTTGACCTTTTTAGGATCATCTAGATCCTTCACAGATCCAGAACTTGGATTACCAGACCTATTTGATGAGTCTGGTCGAGCACGTTCAGCAGTCCTTTTCTCTTCGTTATCTTTTAAATAAGCCTGAAAATAAGAGTCTTCCACCATTTCCGACAGAGATTTCCCCTCAGCCTTTGCCAGCGTTTTGGCTCGGTTGATCTCTTCATCGGTCATATTAGGATATTTTTGACGAGTAATTGTCTCTGACACGATTTCCTGCTTAAATGCGTCACGATCAAATTCATCGTCCTTTACTTTTTTCTTTTTCTTTGGTTCAGGCTTTTTTGCTTCTACCTTTTCCTTTAAACGTGGATCTTCGGAGAGTTTGTTATGTTTCTCTCTCCAATGCTTTTTCTGACCATGCGCTGTTCTAACTTGATTGCGCAGATCGTTAATATCTTCATTGGTATCCAGGTTAGTTAGATCAAGGTCTTTGTTCATTTGTTCCTCAGTGTTGTCTGGGTCAGCGTTTGCCTGCTGAGGGGCGTTGTCTTGTTCGGACATAATTTTATTGGGGTTTTTTCCCCTTAGTCCTTTTTACGAGTGTGGTCTCAATTATTTATATGATCTGTTTAAAGGATCGACTGTCTTTTCTTGTGAGTTGTAAGACTTAAATTCCGCATCAATAGCCTCAAGTCTTTTCTTGGTTTCTTTTCTAACCATGAGTTCAAACCTTAAATCCTCCCTTTCAAGATCAATGTCATCAACAGAAGAAAGATTGCTTATATGTTTATCAATTACTTCTTGGACAAAAGCCCATCCTTTACCTGAAACCAGAGCATGGAGAACATTTGTTTTCGTGTCTTTTTTCATATTTATGCCGGTAAAGCTTGTTGAGGTTGCTGAGGTGGTAATAAAGCACCGGTTTTAGGCTTAACATCTATTGTTGCAAGCCCAACCATGTCGAGAATCTTTTCAAAAGCCGGCATATCAAGAATTGCTGGGTTTTGGACCACTGCTTGCATAACCGTTGTAAGTGTTTGAAGCATTGCAGGACTCTCGCTTTCATCTGTTACAAAGCAAGTAACTCTTTTTTCAAAGTCCAAATAGTCCTTTGGAAAGTCCAGAAACAATGAGTCTTGTTTTTCAGCCTGTTCTCTAACAAGAGTTTTCACCATCTCAATCTGCTGTGTCGTTGGTTTAAGCCCACTCATTAGGAAATCTTTTGTCGTCTCCCAAACCTTTGCGTTAATAAAATGCTCACGAAGATAATCCAGCTCGTCCTCATCAACAATCTCAAGGATACCTTCCTTTTTCATTTCCTTTTCAAGCTCTGGTAAGACCCAATCGTTAAACACTTCCTCGAGAAAGATTCCATAGTCTTCTCTGATAAAGTCAAAGAGCTTAGCCGCATTTTGATCTAGTAAAGCCCCGAGAGAAAACGGAGTACCAGACGGAAGAGTCTCACCGGTTGTAACCTCAAAAGCATTGGTAAGGTTTCTAAGAACATTTGAAACTTCGCTTGATAATAGCTGAGAACTTGAATTGTCTTTTACTTGTGTATCAACCCTTTCAAGCATTGTTTTTGGAACCTCAGACGCTCCAAACTTCATAATAGACCCATTTTCAACGTCTGAAAGGATGTTTTGAAGGACTGTTTTGTCTCTTGTTTGAAATACAATCAGTTGAGATAAGCGCATTGCCATGAGCATCCAGTTGCCTTGAGTATTTTTAACCTCTTGCATTGGGAAACATTCCTCGTAAATTCCTCTTCCCAGCCATCTACCGTCAACCTTTCGATAGTGAAGTTCTTTAAACGGCATCTCTTTTAGCTCTGTCTTAAACAGAATCAGACCCTCATCGTTACTTTTTACTGATGAATCTTTACCTTGTTTAGAACTTTGGGGCATTACTACAAGAAAATTTGCAAGAACAAGATCCTCGTCATCTTCTTCTTCTGTTAAAAGTTTTTTCTCAACATATCCATAAAATTCATGGACTGCGATATATTGAGACTTTTTAAACTGTTGTGTAGTGGTGTTTTCATCTCCGACATAGTTTTCCTGTCGGAACGTAATAAAGTTTTTAATAGCAATTTCGATCTGGTCAGCATCCCAACCTCTTTCTTTTTGCTTTCTTAACTCGATTGGAGTGTAATAATGCCTTTCCGAAGTCCAGCCATCATTCAAAGTTTTGGCTGTTGGATCACATGCTAAATTTCGTAAATCAACAAAATCAAAAACTCTGGAACCTTCAACCTTCTTAACTACGATTGAACCGATCCCAGAGACTTTTTCCGGTATTAGGTTTAGCTTCTTAGCAATTCCGTTCTCCCTCATCCAGTCTTTAGCTTTTCGCCGGTAGAGCCACGACCGGAAATAATTACTCTTTCCGTTTATTGCCTTGAATTGAATATCCTTTGTGTCTATGTCTATGTTTTTGGCTGCGTTTCTTACTGCTGGAGTAGACACATCAAAGAATACCTTTTGGCCTATTGAGTCTTCGTTACCGTCAACAAATTGCGCATTGGCATATAAATGAATACGCTTAATTGTTTCTGACTGGTTAAAATCATAACCATCAACAACGCGCACAGGCTTTTGTTGATAGTCCTTCTCGCATCTTCTTATGATTTCAAATATTTTACTTTGCATATTTATCGAAGAATTTGAGGTTTATTCTTATTTTTATGTATTGCTATTAAATTTCTTTCTTCTGCTTCATTATCTTTTTTTGTTACTTGAGCATAATCTTTCATTTGCCATGCGATTGCGCAAGCTGTTAAAAGATCGAAATGTCTAGTTGTTAAACGCGCGTCTTCCACTTTGTCCATTAAATCATGTCTGGAATAACTCTTTGCTTCTATTATAAGATCGGAATCGTTCAAAAGTAAATGCCCGTCTTCAACAGCTTTTGAAAGTGCAAAGAGCATTTTGGGCTTAGTAAGTAAGTTTGTATGCCAACCATACTCAGTCGGAGCCTTTGGTCCGAGCTTAGTATCCTTGCCTTTTGTTGTATGTAAATTTAGACCGAGTTGCCTCGCTCTTAATATTGTAGCATGTCCGTGATTATTTTTCTCTATTCCAACATAGTTTTTACCATACATATTGCTCTCTCGCTCAATCTCATCTCCAAAAATATCCGGTCTGATCTCATTGCTTTTAAATGTCGCAACCACGTTGGCAGGCACAGTAGAGAAGTCAATGAATACAGAGGTCGAGCTGTCGAGACCAACACCTCCGGCAACGTCGTGACCTGAACCGTATCTATGAGAAGGGTTGAATTTCTTAAAGATTTTAAAGTCTGCAACAACTTTTTGTGGTTCAAGTACGAGCATATTATCCAGAGTCTCTCGGTCAAACAGCGCATCTTTTGATGCAGAAGGCTGACACATTCTCTCACCTTCAAAGTCCTCATCATCCTCCCGCATTTGTTCAATATCAGCGTGAGAGTAGCGACTTGCCCAAGTAATAATCCCTTTGTGGATAATCGGTATGATTAAAACCTTTTTCCTTTCAGACTGTTTTAGAACAAGTTTATGTACATTTCCAGCCTCAGAAATGTAGTTGCAGGTGTAAATACATACTCCATCCAGTGAAAGACCTGTCCTGGCCTCTTCCATGTTGTCCCAGATAGTCTTAGTAATTCGTCCGGATCGCAATGTTTTTCTATTCTCAAAATCCTCAAACCAAATGAAATCAGGTCTTGCATCTTCTTGAATTGACCCACGTTGATCTGTTCCTACTGTGTCAGCTAACACCCGAACACCTGTTGAGGTTGTGAAAGATGACATTGTTTCTTCCCTTTTCTTTGTGGTTTTAGCAAAGATATCCGGGTACATCTCTTTAATCTTTGGAGAAATGAGCATGTTATAAATGTCTGTTACGATCTGAGACGAGTTCCCTTTATCGTAAGCAAGGATTTTCAAGTATCTCATCATGTTGTCTTCGTCGTTGGTAATGCAAAAAGCAAGGAACAATTTAGTCCTTGCTGTTTTTGCTGCACCACGAAAAGCAATATCAGTAAAAGAATCAATTTCGCTTCTATATGCTTTCAAGTTAAGCTCGTCCATTTCCTTGTGAAAGTCTGCGTCTGGGCTTGTGAAGTATTTGTGGAAGAAATAACGCGCCCAGAGATTAAACTTCAAAAGCACTTTTCCATTTGAATCCTTGTCATTAAAAAGAAACAATGCTTTTTTCTCAGCAAGAGAACCATCAGCTAGTAGTTGTTGGATTGAGGTGTTCATCAATCACTTGATTTACTTTCTCTTTCGTTTCTTTGTCCGGTACTATTGCCTCATCGTCTGAGGTGACATCTGATCTTTCTTTCATTCCGTGATTTGAGGATAAAACCAACTTTGCAATTGTGGAATTGTAATCTCCAGAAAGCCCATTATTAAGTAATCTTTTCTTCTGTTCTTTAAGAATTTTCTCCAAAGAGTCTGAAAAGTCTGGATGTTTATCCCTCCAATTAAATACTGTGCTCCTTGCTACATTGATAAAAGTTGAAAAGTCATCAATAGTTGGAAGTTTCACTTCAAGTTTTCTTTCAAATTTTTGATAACCTTTTTCACTTTCTAGCGACGTAAAATCATACCACTCATCTTTATTCTTTTTCAGATATTTATCAACTAAATCGCAAAACTCAGGCTTATATTTTGTTGGTCTCCAAGGTTTCTTTTTAGCCATAAGTTCATTTTTTAGTGTTTTGTCACTTCTAGTATATCACTCTTTGTCTTTCTTTTTGTCATTGTCTTTTGTTGCTCCTTCTAAATCTGCTTCAAATTGTTGAATTTCAGCGAAGTCACCATCGGCTGGGAACGGTTCTTTAGGATCAAATTTTTCACCTTTGTTCTTCTTTTCAAACATTTCGTAGATGTTCTTAATGATGTTCTCAACAGCTAATTGCAAAGCTAGATATTCTTTTTGTTCAAACGCTAAATCCAAGTTTGTCTCTGCAATTTCTTTTTGTTGCTTCTTCTGTTCATTCCAAGCAACCTGTAATTCTGACGGTGTAACTTCTTTGAGGTTTGCTTCCGGGTGCATACGCTGGTAATCAGCAAGTTTTGATTGGTAGTCCTGTGTAATAGCTTCGGATGTTTCAAAAAGATGTTGAAATGACTTATTCATTTTCCGTTTGGCAATATATGCTTCTTTTGTTTTTTCTAAAGGCATGGAGCCTCCAATGCACCTTGCAAACCATCTTGTTGTTGCTGCGGCGGAAGCGAACTGAGTAGAAAATCTGTACATACTTATTTCACTTTAGTTAGTAAATTTTTAACATGCTTTTTTTCAAGTGCTGTTCCAAATGTATCCACAAGATACTGTGTATTTGCAGCCATCTCTTCTAATGTTTTTTCTCTTTTTTCGGTAAGCTCTTCACAAAGTTGGAGATCAATTTGTTTCTCTTTGGTTGGGGATAAAGCATTAAGTGTTTTGTTGCCTGAAAGAGTCATGGTGTTCACAATCTGACAGCCTTGGCCAATCTCAACCGTAGCCCTTTCTTTTTCATCTATTAAAACGGCGATCTGAACTTGAGGATCTAGTTGCGCTTTATAGGCAATGAGATGAATGTTCTTTTTTGTTTTCATAAATCCTAATTCCTTGAGCTTTCTGCTATAACACTAATAACGTGTGATCTTACAAACTCTTTGCTGTCTCCATGTCCAATTTCAATCAAGTGGCTAATACTATCCAACATCCTTGCAAACGCAGGGAAGTCGGGGTCGTTCCAATCTACTCTATCAAGTAAATCACTTGGTCGAAAGTCTACTTTCATAATCTCGATCTATAAAATGGAATATGAGTTAAGCCGCCTATTGGGAGATCATAACATTCAATACCCATTTTTTTAACTGTATCGATGTTATCTCCTTGGATAAGTTGTTTTGCGAACGCCGGAAGGTTGTGATTTACATTCTGTTTACGTTCGTAATCACGCCTTCTTTTCTTCTTTTTTTGAATCCGTTTCAGCGTAGTTCGTTTCAACATAGTTTTCTTCTTTAAAAATTTCATCAATAGTGTTTTCTTTTAGAGCTTTTGTGATTGCTGCAAACCGTTTTTCGTAACCGTAAAGGCGACCAGTGAGCTGATTGATTTCGTTTGCATGAACTGTGAGAGCGTTTTCAAGTTGTTCTTTTTGAACCTCGTCCTTACAACCCTTTTTCTTTTCCAAAGTTTCGGCAAGTAGAAATTCTGTTACATCAATTTTAAGTTTGGTTTCAGTGATGTCCAATATGGTTTGTCTGAGATGGCTTTTTAGGTACTTAACCCCAAAATCTCTGTCTTTGAGAGATTCATCATTATCAAAAAGTTGCGACACTTGGTTTAAAACTTCTTTGGCAACGCTGTGTGAAAGCTGCCCTAAAGCTTGTGGATCCATAATAAATTTTCTTAATTGTTATGCTTGTATTGTATCATACTTTCAACCCATACACTAACCCTTAAGGGTTAGTGTATAGACTTAAATTACACCTTCTGAAAAACTGTGGTATAATGATTTTGCTTGAAAAACGTGGTAGAAAACTCTCACGTCTCTAGGCGGGGTTCGCCCCAAGGTTTCACGTTAAGCCTTAGCACCTAGGGACATGAGAGTTTTTTATATGGCTTCACCTCAATTAGAAAATGGATATACAAAAATAGCCAATGAGATTTTGGAAGCATTAAGTCGTGTTCCATCTTTAGGAAGCGAAGCCTTTCAGATTCTTATGCTTATAATAAGATATTGTTATGGTTTTCAAAGAAAAAAAGCTGAATTAAGTATAAGTTTTATCGCTAAAGGAACAGGAATGAGAAAAAGAAATGTTAGTCGGGCTATCGAACGGCTAGTGTCCAAACGGATGATAGTACGTGAAAAAAGTATGATAACCTTCAACAAAAATCACGATGAGTGGGTAGTGTCCAAACGGACAGGGGGTGTCCAAACGGACAG